ATAAAAAGCCAAGCGGCGAACCGAAATCCGCCGCCCGACCCAATGTTCAACGTCAAACGTCAAACAACAACAACGTCGCCAAAGATACACACGAATGTGTTTTATTCGGGTCAATTGCAGAACATTTTTGTGATTGGGAAATCACGTTCATGATTCACCACATGAACAAGGAAAAAACATTCGGGGTTAAAATCAACCGTCAATCCATTAAATTCATGGCAATCGAAACGATCCGTGAATTCATTAACACAATCAACGTCGGTTCAATCGGTCAATCCGTCGTTGGTTGCATATTATCAAAATTGGCCACAAATACACAACAACCATAAACATGGAACAAAATTTTTTGCAAATGGTCAACGCGGAACAATCGTTGACAAAGACACGCGCCGCAGAGTTCGCGGAAATGATTATTGAGATTAACGAAAACGGTCATGTGGACACGTTCACGGCGTTGGCCCGATTGGAATTCATGTCCCAGGTGATCGACAACGCCAAATCGAAATTGAGGCAATCCGCCACGGACGAATTGGATTTGTATGGTCCCGAAGCCAAAACGGGGATCAAACGTTTCGGGGTGACATTTAAGTCCAAAGAAACGGCGGTGAAATATGATTTTTCAATGACACCCATTTGGAACGATTTGAAAGCCGCAGAGGATCACGCGTCGGATCAACGCAAGGATTTGGAGGCCCAATTGAAAGCGTTAAAAAAATCAACCGTGAATGTGGATCCCGAAACGGGTGAAATGGTCGAAATGGTTGTCCCAATCAAATCTTCAAAAACAACAGTCGAAATAACATTATCAAAATAATTTTCAACAAATATTGTTTGAACGATTGTTCATTCGTATCTTCGTTGAAATCAAAACAACAACAACATGAACGAGATTCAAAAAAACCAGGTCCACACCATTGACGTGGGCAAATTACAAACGTATTTGAACGCCATGGGAATGGCGAACAATTTGACCAAAGGCGAATTCGAACAATTTGTGGAAATCGCCCAAGGGTTCGGACTGAATCCATTTAAGCGCGAAATATACGCGAATAAATACGGGAACAATTTTTCGGTCATTGTCGGATATGAAACGTATATAAAACGCGCGGAACGTTCGGGTTTATTATCGGGGTGGTCGGTGAAAACCGACGGGTCGGTCAATTTCCAAAAGCCAAAGGAATCGACATTGAGGGCTGAAATCACAATTCACCGCCGCGATTTTCAACACCCATTTATTCATGAAGTTTATTTTTCCGAGTATTTTGGAACGACAAAGGACGGTGTATTAAATAAGTTTTGGGGATCTAAACCCATGACCATGATTAAAAAGGTTGCAATGGCCCAGGGTTTCCGATTGTGTTTTTCGGACGAATTGGGTGGTATGCCATACACGGCGGAGGAAATGAACACCATGGACGCGGATCATGTTGTAATTCCAAAACAAATAACAGTTCAAATTGAACCAAGCCCCGAAACATTAAAGGCCGAAATTGAAAATTTGGCCAAGGCCATGACCATGGTCAAGGAATCAAACGACATGGATCAATTGCGAAATGTTTGGGTTCAATTCGAAAATCTTCATGGAAATCCCGATTTCAAAAAATTGGTAAATGATCGGAAGTCACAATTCGCCGCAGACGTTGAACCACAAACCGATTTGAAATCGGAGGACGAAATGATCAAATTGATTTCGGATTGTTCAAATGAAATTGAGTTGTTGGAATTAACCGCAAACGAAACCCGTCGTGACGTTTTGGACGCCGCGTTGGTTCGTGTGACTGAATTAAGCGAAACCGCTGAAAATGGGGGGGACAAATGAAACAAGTGACACGAAATCGAATCCAAAGGATTAAATCAAATATCAAATTGAAATTTGGATCCATTCGTCAATTTTGCGCGGTGGCGCGGTTCAATTATTGGACCGCGACCAACGCGTTGAATGGTCGTTTGGAATTGGATCACATGTTGGACGTATTATCGGACATGGAACGTTTAATCGCTGCAATCCCCGTTCCGCCATGTGACGAATGTATCAACACCGAGGACCGCGAATTTGTTCGTATCACGTTGATTACACGGTGGAAATCAATTCAAAAGTTCGTGGACAACAACCCCGAATTTTCAATGACCTTTGTTCACAATGTAATTGCGGGAAAACGAAAGATCCGCGACAATCGATTTCACCAATTGATTGAATCCGTTAAATCATGAACAATAATATCAAACAAAATTCCAGGGATCGCCAACCCGCGTTTCAATTTTATGCGGGGGATTGGTTGACCGATCCGTCTTTAAGAATGTGTTCATTCGAAACCCGTGGCGTTTGGATTGATATGTTGTGTGTCATGTTTTTGAGCGACGAAATCGGTGTTTTGAAGATCGGGAACCAAATTTTGGACGAAAACAATGTCCGAAAATTGGTCGGAATGTCGCCAAAAAAGTTCAAAAAAGTGTGGAATGAACTGATAAATTTTGGAATCCTAAAATGTGACGAAAACGGTCGGTTTTTTTCCAAACGAATGGTTGGTGACGAACGAATTCGCCAAGTCAGACGGGAGGTTGGTAAATTAGGAGGGAACCCGCAGTTGACAAAATTGGTTGGTGGTTTGGATAAGCAAAAGCGCAACCAAAAGCCAACCCCTTCATCTTCATCTTCATCTTCATCTTCAATAAATACAAACAATGAGATTGTTTGTGTGTCGGACCATGAATTGGTTGATCATGGAAAAATTCATTTTTTGATTGATCATGTGGCGAAAAATTTTCCAAATGTCGCAAAAATTAAAAATCAATTGACCAATGAACAATGTGAAAATTTGGAGGCGGAATTTTCCCGCGCTGAAATCATTGAAGTTTTGGAGGCCATGGAAAACCATTCAAACGTCACGAAAAAATACATGTCGGTTTCATTAACTTTGAAAAATTGGATTAAAATTCGAAAACAAAATGTCAAACAACAACAACAAAATGGTCGTTCGAAACCCGATTTCGACGATTCAATTCGCAAGTTTTAAGGGCCGCGAAATTGCAGAGGCCGCAACCCAGGACACACCAATCCGTGATTTGATTGACGACGAACCAATCCGTCAATCGTTGCGTTATGTGTTCGCGTTGATTGGATTGAAAGCGGAAAACCTACCAACGGACGTTCAAAAAATCGTTTTGTTGGAATTCATTCAAACCGAATTAAAACATTTCACCCCCGAAGAACTGAAATTGGCGTTTCGAATGGCGGTCGCGGGTGAACTGAATGTGGAAATTTCCCATTTCCAAAATTTTAACGCCATGTATTTGTCCAATGTCATGAACGCATACAAAGAAAAACGCGGGGCCGCATTGATCGAAATGAACCAAAAATTGAAAGCAATGGAACCAAAAAAAGAACCAACCGAGGCGGAACAAATCGCCGCGTTTTGGGAATACATGGAACAATTCGTCGGGTCAAAATTTGAGCAATACCGAACAACCAAACAAATCGATTGGGACAAAGTTTTTGGATCGGATCACATGTTCATTCAATTGGAAAAATTGGGGATCATTCATTTAACAGTTGACCGAAAAAATGAAATCATGAAGATCGCAGAAACCCAAGTCAAAACCCAATGGGAAAATGAACGTTCACAATCCCGTGATCGTGTTCGTGAAATACGTCAATTGCGCGAAGCGTTGGCGGAGGGATTAAAACCGCCGCAGAATTTCCAACAAAAGGTTGTGACCCGCGCTCGTGAATTAGCAATCGAACAAACGTTCGCGTCAATGTTGGAATCAAATATCGATTTCAAAGAAACAATTCAATCAATTAAATCAAATCAATATGAGTAAGCCAGGACAAATTCAAGTCGGGACCGCCATTTTGTTTTTGTTACAACGCGAATTCGTTCGCGAGTGCAAAATCGAACCCGCGGTGGACGAAAACGGTGATCCACAATTGGATCCAAATGGTCAACAAATGGACCGCGCGATTCACCCAATGGGGTGGACATTTGAAACGTGGTTGAAAACAAACAAAATTGTTTTTGACGAACCGTCAATCATTCAACAAGCCCCCGCGCCAATGCAAATTGTAAAATCTTAAAACAACAATATGAATAAAATCATTGTAATTGGACGCGTTGGACGCGATCCCGAAACACGAACGTTTGGCCAAGGAACAAGCGTCACAAATTATTCGTTGGCGGTGACTGAAAAATGGTCCCGCAACGGTGAAAAGGAAGAAAAAACCACATGGTTCAACATTTCACAATTCGGACGCGGTGCGGAATTCGCGGCCCAATACGTTCGCAAAGGACAAAAAATCGCCGTTGACGGACGATTGGAAATCCGTGAATGGACCGACAAAAACGGAATCACCCGCAAAGATCCCGAAATCGTGGCGGACAACGTTGAAATTTTAGCGGATCCAAATCGAGTTGCAAACAATACCCAGGAACAACCGCAGCAAATTTCACCCGACGGTGAAGAAACACCGTTTTAATCATTCAACAAATAATTGTTGAAAAACAACAGTCAAAAAATTGGGACGAATATCAAATTTGAACGATATTCGTCCCATACAACAACAACAACAACATGAAGAAAACAAACGCAAACGAGGTTCACACGTTTCAAATTGATTTGAAACAATACGTTAACGAAATAAAATGGGATTCCCATTTCAAAGAATATTTTCACGGGAACCAAACAAAAATCAAATACGGTTCGATTGAATTCACGGGGACCAAGTCCGAATTGGACGCGTTTTTGGACAAAATGCCCGACAACGATTCACAGTTCAAATTGATCGGGGTGACAAATTTATCCGACGTATTGATTGACGTAAACAATACCGTGGACGGGAACATTTCGGTTCGTGTATTTGAGTTAGAATTGCGCGACAATCAAATCAAAATGACAACCAAAGACGTATTGTCCCAAATGTTTATGGATCCCGACGACATGCCCCGAATGGAGGCCAATTTAAGCCGCAGAACATTTTTCCGAACATGGATCCGCCGTTCCGATTTTGAATCAATCACAAACCTAAATTATCAAACAAATGAAAACGTATAAATTGAATATCATGGAAAAAATCGCCATGGTTTGGACATTGCCGTTGGCGGTTGTGATCACAGTCGTGTTGATCACCATATCAATCGCCGTTTATTTATTGCGCGTCGTATTCATTTTTTCGGGGACCGCGGGATCCGCCATTTGGATCATTGACAAAATAAAGCAGCGTTGGAAATCACACCAATGGAACAAGATAAGAGAACGCGACGGGGTGTCGTCAACCATTGATTCAATGTCAAAATGAGAATAAATAAAAATTTTGACGACGGGGTCGCATGGTGCGACCGTCAAATCCAAATGTTGACCCAACAACGCCAATCGATTGATCGCATGATCACGAAGTACGAAAACAAAAAAAATTTATTGATTCAAAAACAACAACAAAATGATCAAAAACTTTGAAGAACACACCGTTGAATTGTCACCCGACGAACAAAAATTTGTGGGCGTAATCGTGCAAAGATTCAACACCAAAAAAGGAAAACAACACATTGTCACCGCAGACGCAATAATTGAGGGGCTGAAAACCCATTTCAATTTTGAGTTCAAGGAATCCAGGGTCCGAAAAATGATTCAATACATTCGATTAAACAATTTGGTCGTGGGATTGATCGCAACGTCCAAAGGGTATTTCGTCGCGGATTCAATCGAGGAGATTCAAGATTGGGTTAATTCATTAAAATCCAGGGAAAACGCGATCCGTTCCATTCGTGAAATTGCAGAACGTCAAATCGAAATCATGAATATTTCAAACCAACCAACAACCCAATTTGAACTTTTTTAATATGTTTGAAGCGATCAAAAACCACATGAACGAAATGTTTGATCAAACAATCGCAGACATGGCGGTCAACGATCAGATTTCATTGGAGGAATTCCAATTCAAATTGAAAGCAATCGAAACGGCCCGAACCAACGCCATGGGAATGATTGATTGGTTGGATCCATTATCGAACAATTTGTTGTAATTTTGAAAATATGAACCGATCCATTCGACGCGCCACGGGGCGCGAACACATGAAGATCAACACCGAATTTTGGACGGTGGTCAATTCGTTTACACGATATGTTGGAAACGATTTTCCCCGTCCCGAATTGGCGGATCATTTAATCACCAAACGACACAACGCCGTTTGGATTGAGTTTTGTGACCATTGGTCCAAAGAAAAAACCCATTTGATCAAACCCGACCGAATGGCGTTTTTGAATTTTGTCACGGCAAACGAAGAAACAACAACAACGACGGACCATGTTGGCCATGGTCACAATTTCGCGCCAAATGACAAAGAAAAAAACGGGGTTGCCGAACCCGAAATCGGTGAAATCCAAATCGAAGCCGCCCCAGGATCCGACAATTGAGCGTCGGGCCAAGGCCGAAAAGATTTGTGAAATGTATGAATCGGGCGACGTCACGATCGAATCGTGTTGTGGCGAAAACGGAATCACCGTCCGAACGTTTTGGAATTGGGCCAATTTGGATTCCGACATTTCCGAACGTTACAAAAAAGCCAAGGGAACCCACGGGAAAATCGGAAAAGAGGGGATCCGCGAAAAGGCGTTGGACGGATTGACCCGATTGATCACGGGGTATTGGATCGAGGAATCCGAAACGGAGGAATTGTTTTCAAGGACGGGACAATTGTCGGGTCGCAGGGTAAAGAAAAAAAACCGATTCATTGGACCAAATGCCACCGCGGTTATTTTTGCGCTGAAAAACACCGATCCAATCAATTGGAACGACAACACCGTGATCGACGTGATCACCGAAGAACAAACATTCAAAATTGGAAATCAAACAATAAAATTTTCATGACAAACGAACAATTTGACGAATTCGTCGCCGACCTTATTCAACAAAAACATGGTTTGAATGGGGCGTTAAAACATGCGAGAATGAAGATAAACGAATTGGAACAAGGATTCACATTTAAGGGTGGCGAATCAATGGACGATCCGAACGACCTTTTCGAATCCAACGATTTACATTTTTGGTTTGACGTTTTCCGTGAATTGGATTCATTTATCGATTTGAATTAAACAACATGGAACGAATTTCATTTGATTTTGACGGTGTTTTGACAACCGAACGCGGCCGACAATTGGTTCGTGATAAGATAAACAAAGGTTTTGAAGTGTGGATAATTACGGCCCGACAAATGGATCCAAATGACCGAGTGTTTGAAGTCGCCAGGGAATTAGGAATTCGAAAAAACCATGTCGTGTTCACCAATGGACGGGACAAATGGTCATTCGTTGACAAATACGACATTTCAACCCATTACGACAACAACCCCGAACAAATCACCAAGATTAAAAAAAATACAAAGGCCAAAGGTCAATTGTTCACCAAATAACAACACAACATGACAACAACCGAACAACCCGTTTTGGCGTTCGTTTCCGAACCCGAAATACAAATGATCATTCAATCATTGATCGACGACACGGGATCCGTTAACGCCGCAGAAAAATGGATCAATCGCAAATTGTCCCAAGTTTATCACGATATTGAAACCCAGGGATTGAAGAAAGAATTGATTTGCTCACGTGACGAATGGACAAAGGTTCAAAGGTTTTTTTCGAACCGCAGACGTGCCATTATTTGTTCCCAAATTACCGAATCTAAATTTTGGCCCCATTGATCCATGGTCAAATTTGAACCGCACCCCAAACAATTAGAATTCATGGAGGCCGTTTTCGGCGGAGGTTATGAATCGTTGTTGTATGGCGGGGCGGCGGGTGGCGGGAAATCTTATGTGTCATTGGCCACATTGATATTGTTGGCGAAGATTTTCCCCAATTCCAAGTCACACGTGATACGCGAATCGTTGCCGTCGTTAAAGCGGACCACCATTCCAACGTTTTTCAAGTTATGCCCGAAGTCATTTATCCGCTCTTATCACCAAACGGACCACATTGTGACGTTCGTCAATGGTTCAACCCTGGAGTTTTTCCCCGAAAATTACAACATGGACAAAGATTTGACGCGATTCGACGGATTGGAAACAAATTTTTTTTTGATTGAGGAGGCCCAAGAGGTACAAAAAAAGACCTTTGAAAAGTGCAAATTGAGGGTGGGCCGTCACATTATACCGAACCAACCGCCCCGTTTAATTTTATTGACATGCAACCCGTCGCAGACGTGGACCAAAACCGAATTCCACGAACCCGCAATGGCGGGAACATTGCCGCCGTCGTATTTCTACAAACGCGCGTTAATGATCGACAATCCAACATTACCGACCGAGTATTTGGCCGCCATGCAAAATTTGGACGAAATCACCCGCGCCGTGTTCGTCAATGGGGATTGGGACGTGATTGACGTGGACCGCCCGTTCGCTTACGCGTTTAATAAGTTCAAGACTGTTAAACCAAACGTCGAAATCAACCCAAAGGAACCAATCATTTTGTCGTTCGATTTCAACGTCGATCCGATTACATGTATTGCGGGGCAATCATACAACGATAAAATCCGAATCATTCGGGAATTTAGATTGAGGAATTCGGACATTTTCCAATTGTGCGAAACGATTCGCGTGGCGTTTGGGGATCGGTTTTTCATTATCACGGGTGACGCGTCGGGGGCCAACCGTTCCGCCATGACCAAGGGGGCGTTGAATTATTACATGATCATTCGGGACGAATTGGGGATCCCCAAATCCGCGTTCAAGGTTCCAAGCGTGAACCCTTCAATAAAAAATTCGCGGGTATTGCTCAATTCAATGTTGGAAAAACACCCCGATTTGATTATCGATTCGAGTTGTCAATTTTTGATTCATGATTTGCAGAACGTCGAAACAACGGCCAATGGGGACATTGACAAAGGCCGCGACGCGTCGTTGACCCATTTGTTGGATTGTTTCCGTTATTATTTGTGGACATTTCACAACGATTTCATTCGTTTTATGAAATGATTTTTGACGTATTTTTGGGGAAATTAAATCCACATGCCAGGACAAAAACGTTTTTCCGCAAAATTTGACCGTTGTGTTTCCCATGTCCAAGCGTCGGGGAAAAACCGTTCCGCGTCTTATGCCATTTGCCAAGTTAGCGTAAACAAAAAAGGCGGTGGAATAATAAGCAAACCCAAAAAATCAACAAAATGAAATGGTTCAAACGACAACAACCGCATGTTGAACAACCCCAACAACATGTGACGGGATCCAAAATCCCATTGAAAAAAGTATTCACGGAGGCCGACGGAACCGAATGGTTCGAATATCACAACCCCATGACAATCCCCGCAAAACGCGCAATTTCCGCAGAGGTTGCAACGCGATTCGTGGAAATGAACATGACAAAGGATCAATTGGGAACAATAATCGACGCCATGAAGAAATCCGCCAATGGTGGAAACATTGTCGAAATGTTCCATTTGTTGGCTGAAATGGAATTCCGTTTGGAATTTATTGGCGAAGAACAAACCATGATCGAATTGGCCGCGTGTTATTTCGTGATTAAAGGCGAGGACGAAACCGAATTTTCGGACGTGTGGAAACAAATAAAAATTGAACGGATCAAATCCAATTCGGAGGCGTCCGATTTTTTTATCCAAAGGGCGTTCGTACACACAACCAAATATTCCGAAATGTCCGACAACGATATTCACGAATATTTGAGAGCGAACGTCCCCGCAAACGAACGGTTTCGTCAAATTTTGCAACGATTGAAATCGGGCGATATATTGACGAAATCCAATATGTTAACCAAATCATTTGTGAAAACCGAGTAACCGAAATGAAGGCGTTGGAATCGTTGTCAATTGACGAATATTATCAAACGATTTCAACATTTTTCAAGATCGTGGACGAACGGAATGAAGCAATGGAAAAAAATAAATAAAACACCAAACCATGGCAGAGGTCAAAAACATATTATTCAAGTTACAAGCCGACACGTCGCAAATGCGTCGTGAATTGGACGCAATAAAATCGGGAATTAACAACGTCGGAACCGCAACGAAACAAACGGAATCCGCCGTTTCGGGATTGAAGAAAACATTGGCGGGGGCCGCCGCCGCGTTTGGTGGTATTTCAGTCGCCGCCGCGGCAATTGATTTCGGTAAAGGCGCGATCCAGGCGGTTGCGGATTACGAAAACGTTCAAATTTCATTGGAAACATTTTTGGGTTCCGCAGACAAAGCGAAAAAAACATTCAAGGAATTGGAGGAATTTTCAATCAAAACCCCATTCACCCCCGAACAAGTCAACCAAGCGGGAAAGGCGTTGTTGGCGTTCGGTGAACCCGTGGATCAATTGACCACGACGTTGGGACGGATTGGTGACGTATCGTCGGCAACGGGCAAAGATTTTAATGAATTAGCGGTTATTTATGGGAAGGCCCGTGTTCAAGGAACATTGTTCGCCGAGGATATAAACCAATTGACCGAAGCGGGTGTCCCGATCATTGGGGAATTCGCCAAACAATTGGGCGTGTCCGAAAAGGAGGTCAAAAAATTAGGGTCCGAAGGGAAAATTTCATTCGCCAATCTCGAAAAGGGATTCCAATCATTAACGTCCGAGGGTGGACGGTTTTTTGGTTTGACCGATAAGTTGTCGCAATCAACCACGGGTCGTTTGTCCACATTGGAGGGGAATTTTACCGAGTTAAAACGATCCATTGGCCAGGGTTTATTGCCCGTTTTCGAATCGTTGGTGGGCGTTGCGTTTGACGTGATTGACGGATTGAGAGCAATCCCCGCGTTTGTCGAAGAAAACCGCAGAACATTATTGTTGTTGGCGGGTGTTGTGGCGTTTTATGTTGGCCAAAGAAAAGCCGCATTACAAGCCGAAATACTTTATGAGGCCCGTTTCAAGTTGTTGTTGATCCGTGAACAATTGGGATTGGTAGTCACCAAAGCCAAGGCGTTTTTCACACGGGCGGCGGCAACGGCCACGAACGTATTGACGGGGGCCACGTCGGCCCAAGCGGTGGTAACGCGTGGCGCAACGGCGGCCCAGGCGGCGTTGAATGGGGCAATGAAAGCGAATCCGATCGGATTGGTGATTGGTTTGGTCACTACATTATTGGCATTATTCCCCGATTTGATTTTTGGGGCGGAGGACGCCGCCGCGGCGACACAACAATTGTCGTTGGAACAACAAGCGGTCGCGGATTTTACGGAAATCATGAACAAAAAAATCGCCGACGAACAAGTTGAATTGGACGGTTTATTTAACGCGTTGCGTAATACCAACGCGGGAACGGCGGAACGTTCGCAATTGATCAATGAAATCAATTCAAAGTATGGGACGACATTGACCAATTTGAAAACCGAAAAGGAATTCGTTGAACAATTGGACATTGCGTATCAAAATTTGATTACTCAAATACGAAATAAAGCGGCCGCAGAGGCAAAAACCCAGGTGATCACCGATTTGATCGCTAAACAAATCCGCGCCCAACAGTTTTTGGAAAATTCATTTTCGGGTTTGGCCAATTCCATAGGTCAAGGATCCGCCACGGCCATGAAAATTTTCGACGGTTTATCCAAAGAAAATAAAAAATTGGTTATGGAATTAGTGGCGGGAAATAAAACCGCAACCGAGGCGTTGGCTGATAACCCATGGGGTGTTCGGGGTGCGGAATTAGACGCCGCGGGAGCCGCTAAAAATTTACAAAATGTGGCGGCGTCGTTAGCAAACGTTGATAATCCATTTTTACAATTATCCCAATCCGAAACCGACGCAATCGCCAAAATTGAGGAGGAAACGGGATCCGCGGTTTCGAGTTACCAATATTTTTTGGAACAATATGAAGCCACAACACGCGGAATTGCCGCCGTTGACGCCGCGTATGTTGTAACGGGCAAAGACAAACCCAATCCGCGAACATTTACAAGCGCGTCGGCAAACAAAGACGCGGAAAAATTAAAAGAGGCCCAAAACAAATTGAAATTTTCGTTACAACGAGAAATCGATAAACAAGTCCTCGAATTGAAATTTCAACCCGCGTTGTTGGCGGATCCGAAAAACGTCGAACAAGCGGTGGACCAAGCACAAAAAATCGGGCAAAAACAACGTGAAATTTTTGAACAAGAGATCGCCCAACGGATTGAGGATTCGAAAACGGAGGGAACATTCACGACCGCAATCGCGTTGCAATTTGGGGAATTGAAGAAAAACGGATTGGAAATTTTAGCAGCAGAAACGGAAAACGCAATCACCAAGATTAAAGAGGACGCGGAAAAAAAGAGATTGACGACATTGGATCAAATCGCCGCCGTGGAATTGGAACGCCAATTGACGTTGGTGGAACAAAACACCCAAACATTGGAGGGGCAAAGGTCCAAATTGATTAAAGATTTGGCCGACGCCCGTGGAACCGAGGAACAAAATCGAATCCGTCAACAGTTGAATGATAATTTGAAATTGATTAAAGATTCATTGACAAACGAACAAGGCGTGAGAATTAAAGCCATTGAAGCGGACCGCGACGCGGAATTGAAAAATACTGAATTGACATTGGAGGAACGAACGTTGATCGAAAAACAAGCGGATTTGGAAATATTAAAAACCAAAAACGATTTTCACGACCGATCAATCAAATTATTGGAGGACGAAACGGACAAAACTAAAGAGGAAACCGCAAAACGAAAAGAGGCGATTATCCAGGGAATCGAGGACGTTTTGAAAGCGACATTGGATTTGGCCAACGCGGTCATTGACGCACAAATTCGCCAAACGGACGCCGCCATTTCGGCCCAACAAAGACGTGTTGACGCCGCCGCAGAAATTGCAGAAAAGGGAAACGCCGAGTTGCTACAAATCGAAGAAACCCGTTTACAAAAGTTGAACGAACAAAAGGCGAAATTCGTCCGCGCACAACAAGGGTTGGCCGCCATTGAATTGGTTGCCAATTCCGCCGTGGCAATTTCGAAAGCCGCCGCCGAGGGTGGGGCCGCCGCACCATTCACCATTGCCGCGACATTGATCGCATTGGCCGCGGGATTGGTTGCCGCCCGTGCCCAAGCCAGGGCCGCCGCGGGATCATTTGCCGAGGGGGGTTACACGGGCGACGGTGGGAAATATGAATCCGCGGGTGTTGTTCACCGTGGGGAATTTGTCATGACCAAAGAAAAAACGCGCCAATGGCGTCCATTATTGGAGGCGATCCACGCGGGTCGTGATCCAATGTTGGCCAAGGGATTGAATGATCGTGTTATTGCGATAAACAACAAATCCATGGATTCAAAATTGGAACGTATTGAAATGGCAATTCGTCAACAAAAGGGTTTGACATTATCGATTGACGAACGCGGGATCAACGGAATCGTTTCGAAATTGCAGTATAAAGAACAACGAATTCGAAACAAAGCCAAATGAACACGTCAATCAAAATAAAATTGAACGGGGTGTGGATCACGGGTCGCATTGACGGGACCGCCACATTCGAGGTCACATTGCGACGCGCCGACGCCAATGGTCAAACGGCCAAGTCTTATTCGTCGGAATTGACATTTTTCGACGACGGGTATCAAATTTTGAAAACCGCATTGATTGACGATCCAAATGGATTTGCCAATGAAATCCCCGTTGAAGTGTGGGACGACTGTTGTGGGACGGCTCAATTCGTTGGGGTGATTAAAGGCGACGCCATTGATTGGTGTGAACCCGATTGTTCCATTTCGGCCAACATGATCGAAAAAACGCCCGAATTTAATTGCGTTCAATCAACCATTTTGTGGGACAATTGGAACGGGTTTTTGAACCAAAATCGACCCGCGGTTCGATATTGCATTGACCACCGCCCCGCATTTATTCAAATTGTGATTTTGTGGATTGCGTTTTTATTGGCGTTGATTGTAGATCTTATTTTATATCCGTTGGCCATTATATTCGCGCCATTGTTGGCGGTGATTTATGTGATTTGTTCGATTGTTTGCGCGTTGCCAGGAACCGACTGTGAACAAAGTGATTGTAACGAATCGAATTTTTCCCCATGGGGTGCGTTTGATTTGATTGGTGATATAAACGCCGAAATTGCTGAATGGGTGATCCCATGCGGTTGGTATCACCCGTCCGCATTGGTTCGCGATTACGTCAAAAATGTTTGTGGAAAATGTGGATTGACATTTCAGTCGTCCATTTTGAACGATCCCGCGTCGCCGTATTGGAACACCGTATTGTTGTCGGCGCAAGTCCGCAGAGGATTCAAAAAAGACGAAACCAATTTCATGTTGATTTCGGAAAATTTGCCCGTGGAAACATTGTCGTCGTTTTTGGACAACATTTTGAAACCAACATTCAACGCGGATTGGCGGATCATTGGGAACAATTTAGTGTTCGAACGAAAAGATTTTTTTCAAGGAACAACACCATGGATTGACGCGATTGATTTATTGAACAACAACATGATCGCAGAAAACAAAATTTGTTATTCATGGATTGATCGCGAACGTTGGGCGTTTGGCCGCTTCGAATATCAACCCGACGCCCAAGAATATTTGGGGAATGAAGCCGCCCCACGATTCAATGATATTATTGATTTCAATGTCCCATTCAACCCGTCACAGTCGGGACAATACACGGTTTCGTTGCCGTTGTCACCCGTTCGAACCAGGGAGGACGGAATCCGTCAAAATTTTTACGAATATTTCGAAAATTGGGCGGGTGGGATTGTGAATTCATTTTTCGGTGGCGCGTTGTCCGATTACACTAACGCCATGTTAATGAACGACGACACCGCGTTCAATTACAAATTATTGATTTGGGACGGTCAAGACATGCAAAACGCCGCGGTTAAAACTGATTATTCGGATTCATTCACGGGTGGATCGGTGATTGTTAACGGCTCAAATGTTCCCGTTGGATCGCGCCAAAATTATCCGTTTTGGTTCAAGGAAAACAACGCGAATAATTTGTACACATTGTTTCACTACATTGACGATCCAAGACAACCAACCGCGACACAATTCAATTTTGATTTCGCGTTTGAATTTTCATGTAATGATTTGGCCAATTTTGATTGGGCCAAAACAGTTAGATTGCCAAAAAACGGATCCGTGGTTTATGGCCAAATCACGGAGGTTAAATTGAATTTTGTGACACGCGTGGCCACGTTGTCGGGAATTGTCTAAATTTGTAAAATATGCCAAATAAATTTTCAATCGGATCATGTTTGAATCCATTACCAACCCAAAATCGGGTTTGGATTCGTTGTTGTCAAACGTTGACATGTACCGTTACCAATGTACACAATACCCCATTGACATTAACCGACACGAAATTGACGTTCAATGTCGGCGCACTGTATTCAGTTACGGGAATTTCAATCAATGGTGTGACGCCATACGAAAACAATTTACCAATTGTCGTTCCCGTCGGAGGAACATTTGAAATTGTCATGGACATTTGTCACACGGGAATGGCAAAAACAGACGTTGGTATTTTATCAATTGATTTCACAACCGTAGAACATGGAGTTGAAACCAACGCGTTTAATTTTGCGGTTTCCCATACAATGTTCCCATACGTTTCACCCAACCCATTGGATTTTGGATCGGTGATTTTTGGAACAACGGGGACCGCCAATTTGAACGTGACCAATCCAACGATTGGACCCATGGATTTTATTATTGATTTTGCCGCATGTTCCGAAGGTGGGTTCGATTTGCACACGCCAACGAATCCCGTGAATATTGCGCCAGGTGTGACCCAAGCCGTTCCAATCGAATGGACGCCGCAAATGGTTTTAGAAATTTTGGAATGTTCGATCCGAGTGACTGTTGAATGTAATGGGGTGAATACAACATTGGACGTGTCGGGAATTTCCGAACAAGATTGTTCATGTTTGTGTTGTGACGACGTGACCGTTGTAACTGAAAACGATTTATTGAGAGGGGTTAAAGGGTTATGTGCAACGACCGAATTGTTTAATCGTTCCGCCGTATGTGAACAAAAAACAGTTCGGTTTACATTTACATATTTGAATGGATTAACCGACGGCCTAAAAATTTGGTTCAACCCATGGTTGTGGTCATTTTGGTGTGATTTCGGGACAAAATACGGATCGGGAATCGTTGACGGCCCACCGCCCGTTGGTTGGTTTTTGAATTACAACAATTCTACAATGGGGGTTGGAACACAAACGGCCATGGCATTGATTGGAACGGGTTCCAATTTCATGGCGGCCAAAAATTTCGGGGTAACATTTGAACCATTGGACACCCAACAATTTGTAATTGAATTCACATTTTTTCAAATTGAAGATTTGGACAATTGGACCACGGCGAATTTGGTTCCGAACAACCCTAAATGGAGGCGGACCGACGTGAGCGCAATCAATCCGCCCGTTGGCGATTCATTATTGACGAACATGTTTCCGTCGGTTTACAACATGCCCAAAAAATTGTGTTCGTTGTTTTATTTGATTGATCCAAACACAACGGTGGACGGCCAACCTTTTGAGTGTGCGGAAACGCAAACAATCAATTGGGCGTCACGTTGGTATAATTCGGGTTTATATGGTGGGGCGTCCGAGTTCACGGATCATTCGTTCACATTTGAACGCAATGGGGCAAACGTTCCGAATTTTTCAACAGTTCAAACAACCAAAGTTTATTTTCAAATTACCATTCCACCCGCTTATTCGGGTGGATTAAACGGAGTTATTTTTCAGTTGTTTGACGAAACCCAAACAACCAATTCGGTGGATTTTTTGACCAATTACGGTTCAAGTCGCGCGGAAATTCCAAATGTTGGCGGGATTTCAGTATTGGACAACAATTTGGAATCGCCGTCGGACACAATTTCATTAGGCGGAGGAGTTTATCAAATATCCGCACACGTCGGAATTGGTGTCAATCCGTCGGGCGTTTATCGAGTGGCGGCGATTGTTTACGGTGGGGATTCGCAGACGGTCAACACATTTATTTCGGATCCGATCGAAGTCACCCAGGTCCCCGATTTGGAATGTGACGGGTGTGGTATTAAAATAAACAAACAAAATTTCAAACAATATTTTCAAAAAAACGACACAAATTGTGTTCAACCCGTAGCAAAGGAACGGATCAACCATTTTTTACAATTGGCGGCGGGAAATTTCAAAGATTGTTTGTCCGCATGGGGCGCGTCCATTCCCGATTACCGTGAATACATGAATAATATCACGTTGAACGTTTATCGCAGAGTTCAAGATTTTCCAACCGTTGGTCAAACGACATTTTTCATTTGGCAAACCCACCAATCCAATCGCGTGATTGGGTTCCCAGGCAATTGGCAAAATTTAGGTGACATGATTGTGGCGGACATTGGGTCAACGTTTATTGATATAAATTTCGAAACAAGAGTTCGTTGGGAATCAACCGCATTTGACGGGCCGTCGATAATGTTGGCAAACACGGCCACATATATGAACCGAACGTCGGCGGGTCCATTGGGGTCCACATACGTTTCGACATTGGGGATCACTAACGATTGGCGTGGCGAAGAAATTTATTTGGAATACCGATTCCGTTTTGATTTATCCGCTTTATTTGGTCAACCATATATTGCAAACCAAATCGCAGCGTTCGCAGTCCGACCAATCCAAAATGAATTTGACAATTCGGGGTATTCAAGTATTTTAACCGACATGAAGGTTGAAGGATATAAAGACGAAACGGGCGAATGGACGGGAATCAATGGACCAATTTGTCCGTCCGATTGGGACCAAATTCGCGTAATTTATACGGCAAACCAAAACGGTGATTTTATTTTCTTCATGAACCCATTGGGCGGAGGCGTTTCGCAATTAACCGAATCCGAATATAATGTTTCACCATTTAGTTTTTCGCAAATGGTCAACGTGTTGTCAATTGACCCCGATTTTTCAAGTGGCCAGGCGGCCGCTTATTTGGATCTTACAACATTGACAAATGGAACATGGGAATTGTGTGGATTGATTTCAGTTCCGCCCGTGTATTAAAAAAATGAAAAACCGCATGTCGATAAAAAAAACACCGTAAATTTGAAACCATGGCCGAATTGTTTGATTCATATATAAATCCCAATAACCCGTCCGAGGTTTATTGCGATTTGACGGACGAATTTGATTGTCCCGATCCAAACACCCGCTTGTTATGCGGAACGATTCAAATATTTTGCGGGTCAAATACGTTTTGTTCAGACATGATTGTCAACAACGGTTTGATTTTGTGCGATTGCCACGAATCATGGAACTGTAATTTGTGCGGCAACGATTCCGCGTTTTGGATTCCATTTCAAACGGGTGACACATACACATTCCAATTCCAACAAATACTAATTAAACCCGTAGGCGGTTGGTTTTCAAACGGTACAACATTTATAGGTGCCGCAAGTTTTCGAATAACAACATGTTGTGGCAATTCATTTAATATTGACGACGAATTATTCAATCAATTTGTTCTAAATCAATTTGTCGGTGAATTTCAAACAACCCAGGTTGGCGGAATTGTCACAACAACACCAATTCAACAAATCGAATTTGATTTGTACGCAATCACCGAGTATTTAATCGCCCAAGGTTGGGACACATGTTTTTATTTTGAATTTTGTTTTGGAAACCCCAAAGAAGAAAAACCACAATGTTTTTGTTCGGAACCGTTCAAATTGGAGGTTTGCAGCGACAAAAAACAATCGGTTTTGATTGAATCCGATTATCCGTCAACGGATTGTTTTGGCCTATATTACGGGAACAATTGGTCCGACGTTTTTGGCGGAATTGCGTTCAATTATTCAAATCAAATTCGGATCCCATGTTCATTTGAACAAACCAATTTTAACATTTCCAAATCGATCATTGAAACGTCGCGCAAAACGACGGGTTCGGAAATATGCGAGAATTGGCTAATGAATTCGTTCGCATTGCCGCAGAGGTTCACAAAAATATTGGCCACCATTGTCGCGGGGACAAACATAACAATCGACGGTGTTGATTTCAACATTGACGGCGAAATCACAAAAAATAATGAAATTGGAACCCGTTGGTGGGTTTCGTTAACTTTCGAACATTGCGAATGTTCTAAATCCCTTACATGTTTATGATTGAAATCGAGCAAATCACCGCGTTATTGGCGGACGAAAAATACCGACCAAAAAAATACGAAGATTGGAACGACGTTCGTCGAACAATGTTTGTTCACACCCGTGGCAAAAACCCCGAAAACATATTGACGGCGCGTCGTCCGAATGAGGATCCCGACGTTCAAAAATATCGTTTGTCGATTTACGAACCAATCACAAAGGGTTCAATGAATCGCGCGATTGATAAGTTGTTCCGCATTTTCCAAAACGCAAATTTTTCGATCCAGGTATCGGACGAATTGAACACATATTTGTCACAACACAAATTCGACGGTCAATTTTTTTATTCATACATTCAAAAGTTCGTCGTTCGACGCATGATTGAAGATCCGAACGGTTATTTGGTTTGGATCCCCGTGGGGCCAGGATTGACCGATCCAACAGTCAAGGTTGACGTTGAACCGATTTTGATCATGTCCAACGACATTAAAGTTTTGAACCACAATTTGATCACATGGAGGTCAAACGACGAATATTCCATGATCCGCGAAAACGGAAAAATGGTTGAACGTGGCGTTGTTTATTACACCATGACCGACACGGCGTTTTTCCGCCATGAACAATTTGGAAACGCCATTGATAAAAAATTCAACACGGTGATCGTTTACGAACATAACATTGGCCAATGTCCCGCCGTTATTTTGGGTGGGGATTTGACCGACGACAATTTTTTCGATTCATATTTTTCCGCGTTTGTTCCATTCGCAAATGAAGCGATCCGCCAATATTCCGATTGGACGGCGGTCATGACAACGTCGGCGTTTCCTTATCGTGAGGAGGTTGCCGAAACATGTGACGCGAAGGGTTGCCGCGACGGTGTCGTTTACAATTCCGAACATGAAGAACATGAAACATGTTCAAAATGTAAAGGATCGGGACGAATCATTTCACGTTCACCATTTGGGGTTTTTCTTCGAGAAAAGGGGAATGCAGCATTGGGAACGGACACGGGTTCAAGTGAACCAATGATTCGATTCATTTCACCGCCCGTTGACATTATCAAATATTCGGGCGAAGCGTGGGAAACGTTATTAAGAAAAGCCGAGGAATCGTTGCATTTGAACACAATCGACGAAGCGCAAAGCGGAACGGCCAAACAAATCGATCGTGAGGATTCGTTTTCGCAGTTGACCAAGATTTCAAACAATTTATTCGACGAAATCATTTTCAAATCGTTGGTATTTATTGAGCAATACCGAAACGTTGTCAATCCAATGGATCCGATCATTGTCAAACCCATTTCGTTTTCCATGAAAACCGAGGACGATTTGATTGACGAATTGAACAAGTTAACCGACAAAAACGCCCCGATTGCTTTTTTGGTTGAATCAACCAAAGATTTGGCGCGGAAACGTTTTTCGGGAAACAAGACGGTTTCGAGGTTGGTTGAAATATTGGTTTCTTATGATCCAATTTATCATTTGAACACCAAGGACAAACAAATGTTGTTGGCGTCGGGAACGATCCGAAAAGAGGATTTATTGAAGTCGTTGTTTGCTTACAAAACATTGACCGCCATGGTCGCAGATAATGGAACCGAATTTTTGGAACAACCGTTGTCGGTGATCTTTGCCGAGTTGGACGCCAAATTGGCCCCAATACTTTCGATCTACATTCCAAAAACGGTGATCGATATAAATTCGGATTCCGCAGCAACGGGAACCCAGGACACCGAATTGGCCCGTCAACGCGCCGAGGCCCAAGCGAATCTAAAAGGAACCGTTGGGGGTGTTCAAGGTATATTGTCAATTCAACAATCCGTGTCCCAGGGCGTGACCAAACGCGACGCGGCGATTTCGTTATTGGAAACCATTTACGGGTTTGATTCCGAAACGGCGAATCGATTGTTGGGTGATCCAATTGAAATTCCGCCACCGACCGCGTGATCCAGGAACGATTGAAACATTGTAAATTTGCATTATTGGCATGTACAAACAACGTTAAATTGTTTTGTGACACATGTGACGGTGGTGACAATTACGAATGTTATGAACCCGAATTGGAACGACGTGAAAAGTTAAAAAAAGAGCAAAAACAACAACAAAAACAAAATGGCGGAATTCACGGACGAAATAATTCGGATCATTGAAAAAAAGGATCGGACCATGGAAACAATCAACAACGATTTGTTTCAATCATTGGATCCGACCCAACAAACGATTTTTGAAGCGGTAAAAAAACACATTTCAAAAATG